TTGTGAAATAGCAGGTTCTGTTTTTTTCCTACGCTTGTGTTCTGTAATTACAAAATTAAAAAAATCTTTTTGATAGTCGCTTAATGTGTTTATGTTTTCCATAGTGATACAAAGTAAGGTAATATTTTCCATACTGCCAAACATATCGCAAAAAAAAAGGAAGGTTTTTTACACCTTCCTTATGTCTATCCCGTAGAACCCGTTTTTAATAATGGCAGTCATCAAAGAACTTCAGGTTCATCAGGGGTAGTATCTTGGTAATTTGTCGGTAGTATTACACGGACTTCTATTTTATCTAAACCAGTATGGTTCAGTTCTATAGATTGTTTGACCTTATATTCGGGGTGTCTGTGTTTTAGAAAGAATTGTAATAGGTTCGGGTTTTCCCTTAAAGATTGTTTTAAGATTTCTTCTGCTTGTTCCAGTTCTATCTGGAAGTATTCTTCAATCTTCGCCTTAAACTCTTCATCGTATTTCTTCCATCTATAGTAAGAAACATCACTACAACCGCATACTTTGGTTGCCGCATTTACCGATTTACCTGATGCTAGTTGGTTTATGATACAATTTTGTTTTTGTATCGTTGAATGTCTATTCTTGGCTTCCCTTGAATAAACATATCTACCTGGCTTTTTATTTGGTTGATTTGGCTGTTCCATACATATCAATCCTTTCTTGTTGGGTAGATGGTCTTACCCCTAATTTACTGAATATGAACTCGTCTATTAAACGCAATTCACTATTGGCTATACTTCCCCAACCACGACTACCAATTCGTCCTTCTACCTTCTGTAATGGGTTTTGCTTACACGAACACATTTTGTTTTTGTTTTCTTAAATCTTCTAATCGTTTATTGGCTTCCCAAAATACTTCTGTGAAATAATAACATAACTCAAAGTTGTCGTTTTCCTGATGGTATTTTATCTGTTCTTCAATATTGGCTAATGTGTTATTTAGAAGTTGTGATGGCAACATATCCGTCATCTGTGCGGTGATGATTACCTGTTGGAATAATACATCAACCCCAATTTCAATTACCTTCTTCCTGTCTTCAATAGATAGGTTGAATAATTCACCTGCTTCTAAATCTTCTACTTCTTCGGTATTCATAGTGCGGGTCTTACATCAGGGTTCATTTGACTTCTTAAAGTATAAAGTTCAGTTTCCAACTTTTCAATATGAACTTGGTATTTTTCTACCTGTTCCTTTAGTTCTTTCACTTCTACCTTTAAGTCGTTTATCGCCATCGTATAAACTGATATTACTTCTTTAACATTTTCAATTTCCAAAGCATTTGCTTCCGCTCTACTTTTTCTATTACCTGCCACATATCCAGCAATCGTTGAAATGAAACCGATTACCGCTGTCGTTATTACTTCATTCATATTCTATAAATATTACTAGTCCTTTAATTTTATCGGTAAATTGTGTCTTTGATGAAATTGTATGTAAATTGGAACTTCACCTGATAGGTCATATCCCAAGTTAGTAAAAATTATATCCGCCTCTCTTCGCATATTTGTCTTTTGATTTACTTGTCCTTTTGATGCTCTACAAGAACTACACATTAAACAATTCCCGTAAGCATCTATGTATTCTATACAACCCCTAAACTTATTCTTTGGGAGCCATTTTTCACAATACCTACATTCGTATTCCCATTCACCATCTTCATCAACACGCTTCCTTCTAATCAATAAATCGTCATCGTTTTCCATATTCGTTGAAGTATTAAAAACAGGGGGTCATATTATAGGACATAACTGAATAAAAGAATAATGATATGGGAAACATTATTAGAAAGCGAAACCCCCTGTTATTCATAAATATATTGGTTTATTCAATTATAGTGAATATAGATGATGCTATTTCATCAAGTTCTTTATCAAAAATAATATCTTCTTGGGTCATACCTTTTCCAATCACATATTTTTTATTCACTTGAACCTTGTTAGTTTCTGTAATTCCTTTTTCAACTAACAAACTTTCGTTAAAAACTTTCATCGTTGGGTATTGTTTCCAATAACTAATATTGTTAGTCATTTCCCAATCATAAATCAATCTTTCAAGTTGAACTGGGGTCAAGGTATTCAGGTCAAGGTTTGCGTTGATTGAAAACAAATTAAAGTCCTTTAACGACATAATTATTCCTTTAGTGAATAACCCTTTAAGTGCGATATGATTTTTTATTGAATATCTAACCAAGATGTTATTTGATGTTCTATATGTTTTACTATCGTCCCATTTTGGATATAGGTAAGTATCTTGAATTAGTGGTTTTTTATCATATCCAATTACTTCACCATAAGTGTTATGAATTGGTTTGTTGTAAGTTTGTTGGTATTCTTCCAACTTCTTTGATATAATATTGATGTGTGAATACACACTATCTTCCGTTGGAAACTCACCATATATCACCCCCCACAACCAACTATCCTGATTTTCATCTAGATAATCACATAAGGAATTGAATATCCTATCTAATCCAACTTTATTATTATGATTTCCATAATACTTTGTAAGTTCGTTCCACAAATCTAACATTACATTTTCTTCGTGTGCCTCAAATGCTCCCATATTTTTCATTATTGTATATTTAATTGATTTTTTAATTTATTTTGTTTTTCTATATCAGTAATAACTTTTTTCTGTTCCCTATAATTTTTAACTGCGTTCCAAGTAAAAGCCCCATCACTTAAATAAAAATGTAATTCCTTTTTGTTTTTATTCGCTTTCTGTAAGTATAACAAATATTTCCCGACATTATCAAGTGCCATCTTCTTTTGTTGAATATCTAATTTATTCCAACTTGAAAAAGCCCTTTCAGTATTCACACCATCTTCTTTGTATAATTCAACCAGTTTAATAAAATCAGTTGGGTAGGGTTCTACTAACATACTAACATCTTTATTATATTCTTTATTATTATCTATATTATATGTGGAAGATTTTTCCTCCCTAAATGGTAATTCTTTCCTGTCTGTGTGGAAATTATTTCCACCCTGTATGGAAACTATTTCCTCCTGTGTGGAAGTATTTTCCACCCCTTCTAAATCGCAGGATTGAAAGTTTATTACCTCAATTTCGGGGTATTTAACCAAATAAATAAATCTTCGGTCTCTGGTTTGGAATGTGTTGATATAACCTAATGACTTCAATTTGGATACAGAACTTCTAATTGTTCTATCACTAACTTTTAATGTTTTTCCAGCATATTCATTACTAAAACAAATTGTTTGTCTGGCATCATTCAACGAAATAATCCAAGACATCAATAGACATTCAATCGTAGATAAGTCCTTGTAAGGTTTATAGATTATGAATTGTTCTTTCATAATTCAATATCCCCCCATCGTCCATTCTTATCCATAGGGTTTTTCATTCCCAAGTGGATTTTAGTTATGGAGCAACGAGCGACTTTGTATTTGTCCGCTATTTGCTGATGGGTGTAATCACCTGTATCCAATAGTGTTTTAATTCTACGGACTTGTGTTGCTGATAATTTTGGTCTTGGCATAATTACTTCTTTAAGTTTTGGTAAAAGTTTATGGACTTTTCAAGGGATAATTCCCTGAACCATTCTTGTTGTTTAACGATAAGATAATCTTTGTTGGTAAGTTTGTCGTGAAGGGGTCGTTCCGCAACGGGTCGCACTTCCTTCTTATTATTGTTTCCCATATACAATAAATAGTTCCAAACGGAACAAAAGTCAAATGATTAGTAAAAAAAGTTAAATTATTTTTGACCCAACTTTCGTTCAGGTTCAGTAAAAGGTTGTCTAATAGCAACCCTAACTTGTTCTGCGTGTTCTTTACAGATGTCCCTTCTAACCCCAATCTGTCCTACATTTTTAACCATATCAGGACTAGACGAACAACGGGCTACATAACCCGCAATACTTTCACCCCTATTATACTTCGGTAGATACACTTTATTTCGTGTTTAAGACACTTTATTAGTAGCAGCACATATTGTTATAGGAAAATCTCCTACGAGCCCCTAAAACAACACCACCATTACGCCACTTTTCTCTTGGGTTGGCAGGTTGAAGTCCGTTCGCAGTCATATAGGTATAATACGGAACATAGAAGTTCTGGTTCCAAAATAACCAATCATTACACCTTTGACTATAGTAAGTTGCTAAATCTTGAAACTCGTTTTTCAAGGTTCGCCATACAGACAAATCAACATTATTACTGAACTCGCCCTGTTGTGATTGAATACCCCTGTTTGCGTATTTTGCTAATAGGTTGATTGTAAGATAATTCATAGTCCAATACAACACTACATTCTGTAGGTATTGGTCTAATAAGAACTTGAACCTTTCATTAGCGGGGTCATTTATATCGTTAGTTTCAATAAGTTCATTTATCTTATCAAATAATCTATCACCCAATATATCACGGGCGTTGATAAAGTGAGCCTGTTGTAAAGCAGGTAAGATGTTCCCACTTAAAAGGGAATATTCAACTGGTAAATTATCACGAACATAGCTTTCGTCTATCCAATATATCATAATTCAGGTGCTTTGTAGTTGTTTATTAGTTTAATAGGTCTATCGTATTTTAACGCTAATATGTTTTCCAATCCCATATTCACCTTTTTAACCATAGGTTTAATCGTAATTTCCATCATATGCTTCCAAGCGATTTTAATTTCTTCTGCGTTTTGACTGAATGCGTTTTGACTAAAACCTTGAATACCAATCAAAAGTGGTGAGCTCACTTGGAACGATGTTAAAATTGACTGAACGCATAATTGTAATACTTCGGTATAGAATGTATCATTACCCGAATTACTTATTGGTTCAATCACAGGTCTATCTTCAGCTGAATTACTAAATGCCAACATAACCTTCTGTCCGTTCTTTCCTTGATAAGACCTAACTAATTCCTCGTATGTAGAAAGTTTTTCTTCAGGGGTGGGGTCTCCTATCAACGAAATAAATAAGTTCGGCATAAGTGATGCTGCCAAGTTCTTTTTGTGGAAGTCAAAACATTCTGCTTCCAATACACAAGCGTCCAAACCTGACTGATAAGGTGTAAGTGGGTAGTGTCTGTTTGTAGTTGGGGTATAAGATTTCCAATAGTAGATTTCCCTACCTTCCCTTTTATCCATATCTAATCCGTGAAACTTGGTAATAACCCTTCTTGAATAAGCATTAGTCCAATCATCACTATAGTAATACCAATCCAATTCCATATCGTGCTCGTCATCTTCTTTCTTTCCAACACGAACATTTTGGAATGGTAAATGGTAGATACTTTCAATTCTGCTATTATCCCTGCTTTTGATAATTTCCACCGCAAACCCGCCAAATAACCACACATCATATAAGATTTTGTAATAAAGTTCTGTTATTGTCTCATAACGATTTACCAAAACATTTCCAAGTCCTTCTATATCCACGCCTTCACCAACAGCCATATTTGTCTTGGCATCAACACAAACCGACATCGTTGGCGAATGTTCTTTCACCTGTAGCAAAAATTGGGGGTAGTCATTCGCCAAGCCCCACTTTACCCAAGGCTTACTGCGTTCAGTAGCTTCCCTGTTTTCACGGCTGTCTAATCTACTGATTTGGTAATCAATATTAAATGATTGTATTTTTGGTTGTGGATTTTTTCCGTTTTCCATATTCTATAAATATAAGTTATTCCTTTATTGTTTGTATTGTTAAATTGGATATGTAATTATTACTACACCTGAACCACCTGATGCTCCAACGCCTAATGATGAACCAGAACCACCACCACCATTACCAGTATTTGCTGCCCCTGTGCTAGGTGTTGTTAAAGTTCCACAAACACCCCCAAGACCACCAATAGAATATCCAGGTTGATTATTTGATGAACCACCACTACCAGCGTTTCCACCACCAGGTAATCCACCATTATTTCCTTGTCCCGCAGTTCCTAATCCAAAATCACTACAAGAACAAGCAGCTCCACCACCATTACCACCATTACCACCTGAAAGACAACCTGTTCCACCGCCAGTATTGGCACCACCACCACCACCACCAATAGCAGTCAATAGACCCAAGAAGGTTGTGTTGTTTCCATTAGTTCCTGTTTGTGAATTACCACCACCAACACCACCAGTTCCAATAGTAATCGTTCCACCTGTAGTGATTGTATATGATGAATAATAAAGCTGACCGCCTCCACCACCACCAGC